AAAGGCGGCGAGTATTTCGGTGTCGGGCTGACCAAGTATCCTATCGTGCCGATGGTATGGGAAGAAATGCCGAACAGCGCACGCGGTATGAGCGAAGTTGAACAGCTTATCCCTAATCAGCTTGAATTGAACAAGATGCTTGCTCGGCGTGCTATAAGCGGAAAGCAGTCGGCGTTTCCGAGACTCGCCTATGATGACACAAGCATAGCGAATCCTGAAGACTTGGATAAGGTCGGGGCGGCTATAAAGCTGAATGGCGGCAATGCGCAGGCGATAGGCAATATGATTGCTTATCTTGCACCACAGTCAATGAGTCCTGATGCACAAAATCTCTGTGACGAATTACTCAACAATTCCCGTACATTGGCAGGCGCATCAGATGCACAGCTTGGAAACATCGACCTATCGAGGGTATCAGGCACAGCGGCACAGACCATACGCGACCAACAGCAAATACCGCTGAACGAACAGCAGGAAATGTATCAGGACTTCATTGAGAATGTGGCGCTCCTTTGGTGTGAACTGTGGAAAGTCTACTATCCTGACGGCATTGATTGGGACGGCATCAGCCTGACGGCGGCAGAGATACAGTCCGTTGAGCCGAACGTAAGGGTAGACATCGCAGAAGATACATCGCTGTCGAAGATGGCTTCACAGCAGGAGCTTACAAATCTGTTCAACAATGGCAAGCTGACCTTTAAGGAGTATGTTGAGGCATATCCTGAACATTCAAGCATACCGAAAGACATACTGCGCAAGATAGTGGCTGACCGAGAGATGCAGATGCAACAGACTGGTATGCCGCCAACAGACGAGTTTGGCAACCCTATTGACATATCGCTCAATCAGGGAGTGAATGTCGGCGGCGCATCGGGCGGCAGTTATCAGGCGGTACAGAGTCAGCTTGCTGACAGACCGTTAGTGAGGTAGTTATGGGCGAACTGATAACGGCAAATGACCTGACAAAAGGTGTTAAGGGAATATCCGAGAAGAAGATGATAGCCGACTTCGAGGAATTTCTGAAGATGGTGGAGAATGGTGACTACTCGATAGTACCGACCATATCGGCATTTGCTGACTCTATTGGCAAGCCGAGGGGCGATGTTCACGAGTGGTTTCGCCTGCATCCGACCGCATCTCGTCAAATGCGCGATATGTGCGCTGACACTATTGCGAGCGGTGCGATGCTTAAGAAATATGTGCCGAACGTGACCAACTTCGCGCTGAAGAACTGGTGCGGTTGGGAAGAAAACGGCACAAGCAAGAAAGGCAGAACGAGTAAGGAAGTCGCAGACGAGAAGAAAGCGGCAGAGAAACTCGATGCATATATGGCGGCAGAGAGGCGAAAGGGCTTCAAAGTCGTTTAGCTATCAGCCCCCGTGGCTTTAAGGTATTTTCTCCACGGGGGCGACCTCCACAACTTAATAACAGAAAGGAATTGAAAGATGATGGACGAGAACATCAATGAAAGCGCAGAAATTCAGGAAGTCGCTGAACCTGAAACCGAAGCTCTCGAAAGCGCAGAAACGCAGGAAGTCGCTGAACCTGTTACGGAGGCTGACAATTCAACGGCAGAAGTAGCAGAAACGCCACAGCGCACCGAAGCGGACGCAAGGTTTGCCGAGATGCGCAGGCAGAATCAGCAACTCGAAAGAGAAGCACAGATGATGCGCGAAGCACTTTCCCGCTACTTCGAGGGAGAAACAGCCGAAGAGTTATCTATCAATGCCAACGCATACGCTGAAGAGCGCGACCCTGATGAATATAGGGTTGAGTGGGAGCGTCAGCAGGACTACGAACGCGCAATGCGCGAGAACGAAGAACTGAAAGACAAGATGCTCGAAATGGAAATCGACAGACGTATGCGGGACGGCTTGCGTGAGATTCAAGAGATTGACCCGAACGTAAAGTCGTTGGATGAATTAGGAGAATCCTTCATCCATATGATTGCGGCAGGACTGTCCAACAAAGAAGCGTATTACGCAACACTTGCTATGAAGAGCAAGGAAAAGGTCTTTGCACCTGACCCTATTGGCAGGGTGTCTGACAATCGTATCGAGAGGGACTACTACACATCCGAAGAACTCGACAACTTAACCGATGAAGAACTTGATGCAAATTGGGACAAGGTTATGAGGTCGATGGATTTACTGTCGAAGAAAAAGTAACTCAAGAAAGGAATAACACAAATGGCATACGATAATTTCAAAGCAAAGATTTGGTCGAAAGCAATCGACAGAGAACTCGAAAGAGCGTTTGTATTTGCTGACGGCACAAATCAGCAGTACAGCGGCGAAATCAAGGGACTCGGCGATACCGTAAGAATCCTCGGCGTAGGCAAGCCGACTGTAACTGAACATTCACTCATCAATGGCGACATCACTCTTTCCACACCTGAAAAGGTTTCCGACACAAGCGTATCGCTCGTAGTCGATAAGGCGGCTTACTTCAACTATGCAGTAGGCGACATCGACGCGGCTCAGGGCGCAGGCAAGGTTCTTGCAGTCCTCAATGAAGAGGCATCGCAGGAAGTTGCTAACAAGATTGACCAGCACATTGCAAACCTCGTCAATCCTGACAGCGGCACAGTCGGACTTCAGAATTTCACAAAGACACAGATTACAAACGCTAACGTAATGGCAACTCTCGATGCTTGTCAGGCAATGCTCTATGCAAACGATGTATCGCCTGCAACAGAGGTCGAGATGATTCTTCCGCCGTGGCTCTATATGCTGTTCCGTCAGGCTTATCAGAACAAGGATACTGACAACAGCGAGTATCTGACAAACGGCAAGGTTGCCAAGTACGGCAATATGACAATCAAGATGTCGAACAACGTAGCAGTCAAGAACGATGGAACAAGAGATGTCTACTATGTGCAGATTCGCACAAAGAGAGCTATCGCGTTCGCATCAAGCGAGGCTCACACAGAGGCTTACAGACCTGAGACATCGTTCAGCGATGCTGTTAAGGGCTTCAAGCTGTACGGCGCAAAGGTTGTCAGACCTAAAGAACTCGTAGTTCTTCCTTGCTACGCATAGTGGCAAGCCAACACGTTATAACCAATAAGCACAAAGGAGAATATAAATGGCTATAGATGTAACAAGAGGGGCAACCGCAGGCGCGGCACAGTACCCGATTCTCGAACTCAACAAGGCAAAGGACGTAATCGCTATCTCCAAGAGCGCGGCTTTCAACCTTGAACTGACGGGCGGTGATTATAAGACCGTTATCATCATGACTGGCACAAGCGGCAAGACTGTCACATTCAAGATTGGTGATGCAATTCAGGGCGCAGGAGATGACCTTGTGGTAACACTTGGCTCAAATCCAATGGCTATCGTACTTGACAGCGGATACTTCAAGAACGTAAGTGGAACGGCAAAGGATTGTGTAACAATCACACCGAACGCCGCAACATCTTTCACTATCGTAGAACTGCCACAGTAAGCGGCACAGAGGGGCGTTTAACGCGCCCCTCGTTCTTATGGGCTTGTACGGGGCGTACTCAAGCTGTTCGAGTCGGCAGAGTCCACCGATTTTAAAACCAATCAACCGAAAGGGAAAGATATATGGCAACAACGTGGGCAGACCTCAAAGCACAACTGGTAGACCTCGGCTTTGAGGAAGACAGCATAACATCAGAAACAGAATACGGCAGGCTGATACGCAATTCCGTAAACCGCGCACTTGATGTCGTTTACAGCATTGTCGTACCGCAGATTGAAAGCTATTACAAGCTGACGGAATCGTGGGGCTACGAGGACGAGGGCGAGTGGGTTCTTCCGAAGCCAAAGCACGTTACGGTGGAAACGGAAGAAGACGCAAGGATAAACATCGCAGACAATCTGTATCCGCTCATACCGCTCCTTGCGGCTCACTACATATGGCTTGATGACGACATTCAGAAAGCGACTATGTACTGGAACGAGTACGACCAGTTGAAAGACCAAATCATTATGGTATGCAGACAGCCAAGAAAGGCGCAAATCATAGGCGGAATAGGGTGGTAACGGATGGCACAGATACAAGTACCTGATAGTCCAAAAGAATATGCAACACATTACGAGATGCTGTTGGGCGTTGACTTTCAGGCTGACCAAACGGAAGTAGACCGCAGGCGCAGTCCTGATATGGTCAATATGATTTCGGATTTTGGCGGCAACCCAGTAAAGCGCTATGGATACAGACGGGTCGGCGCGGGCTATGATGCGCTGATAATGGTGGACGGGGTGATGTATGGCATTTACGCATCATCGTCCATCTTTTCAATATCTACTATTTCGTTGGCAGGCTATGAGTTTACTGAAACCGCAACGTGGACACTAAACGGCGATTTCGGCACGGTCAAGTCCGCGTTTGCTTATCAGGACACGATATATGTCCTTGCGACAAGGTGCATGGTCGCGTTCGACACAACAACAACGTCGTTCAATGTGGCGGGCGTTGGAACGGGCATGATGTCAACTGGAACGGTTGGCGAAACCGCCCCTGCGAACACCGACCCTGAAATCATACCTGATACCGTTATTTCGCTGAAACCTGACGGTACTGGTGGCGCTGTGCTCGACGACAAGAACCTGATGACGATTTATCAGCGGGTCAGCTATCAGGGCGACGGCACAAGTGACACATACACGATACCTAACTATAAGAAGATGGGAACGTGGATACTTGCCGAAGTTAAGGACGCTAATGGCGACTGGCAGG